CTTGGATTACAGGTTCAGCAGGTGGAGCAGCTACTTCTAGCTTAGATGCTATGGAAGTAAACTTCTTATCTGAAAGAGCTTTATGTACTTTAGGTGCTAACAACTTCTTTATCTTTAAATAAGATATAGAATAATTTCAATAAAGGGGATAGTTAATCCTGTCCCCTTTTTTTATTAAATTTAAATTAAAATCAAATGAAAAAAAAGAAACAAGCTTTTGTTACTAAAAGCTATAAGCTCACACAAGATAGAGCGCCATTAAGCTACACAATACCATCTAGAAATACTAAAAGAAGTGCCTTACTTTATTTTGATGAGGAAACTGGAACAAATAGGTCCTTGCGTTATGCTAGAAATCAAAAAAGTATTTTTGAAGATGAACAAGATGGAAATGTAATATTAGAACCAATTATTTTTGAGGATGGATTTTTATCTGTAGATAAAACTAATCAAGTACTACAGAAATTTTTATCTTTTCATCCATTAAATGGTAAAGCATTTGTTGAGGTTGATAATGAAAAAGATGCAACAAATATAGTTGAGTCTATGGATTTAGAATTAGAAGCTCAAATATTAGCTAAAGACTTAGATATTGAAATGTTAGAAACTGTAGCTCGTGTAGTTATAGGTTTAAAAGTAGATAGATTAACATCATCAGAATTAAAAAGAGATGTTAGATTATTTGCACAAAGATATCCTGTTGAGTTTTTAGATTCAATTAATGACCCATTACTATCCTTACAAAACAAATGTGCTAAATTTTTTAGCGAAGGATTATTAATTATAAAAAATAAAAAAGATATTTATTATAATTTAAAAGGTAATAAAAATAAACTAATGACAATTCCTTATGGAGAAGACCCATTATTTATATTGGCATCTTTTCTTCAAAGTGATGAAGGGTTAGAAGTTTTAAGTATATTAGAAGACAAGCTATAACCAATTTAAAAATTAGGCTATTTAGTAAAGAGGGGTTCAAAAAAATGAAACCCCTTTTTTTGTATCTTTGTAAAAAGATTAAATAATTATGAGTTTAATAAATACAGTTAGAGCAACTGTTTTGTCAATAGCAAATAAAAATAATTTTGGTTATATAACACCTGCTGATTTTAATTTATATGCAAAGCAAGCGCAATTAGATATTTTTGAAGACTATTTTTATCAATATAACTCTCAAATAGTTAAGCAAAATGCTAGGGTGTCAGGATCAGGATATGCAGATATTGTAAAAGGAATAGAAGAAGTAATAGATACTTTTACAGTTTTTGCTCCTTTATCTAAAAGCATTGTAAGTTATCCTAGTAGTTTATATATTCTTCCTAATCAAGAAAAAAATGGAAGTGATTACTATATTATAAATAAAATTTTAGTTTATCAAAAACAAAAAACTTCAGGAACTAATACTCAAATTCAAGGTGGTCAAAATAGATTAATTGATTCTAGTGCTGATTTTTTTGCTAGTGGAGTTGTTGTAGGCGATATAGTTTCGTACCGAATAAATGCAATAACTTATAATCAAAAGGTAATAGCAATTAATAGCTCTACTAAACTAACTATAGATGCTAATAATTTAAGCAGTATTAACATACCTTATATAATATATGATTACTCTAAATTAAAAGAAGCAGAAAAAGTTACTCATAGTAAAATAACTATGCTTTCTAATTCAATGCTTACAAAACCAACTTTACCTTACCCTGCTTACACTCAAAATTCTTTAGATGCACAAATATATCCAGATACTATTACTGATATAGGTCAAGTAACATCTCAGTATATAAGATACCCAAAAGATCCTAACTGGACATATTTTAATATCATAACAGGAGGAGAGCCTAGTTTTGATGAAACAGCATTAGATTATCAAGATTTTGAACTTCCTTTATCTGATGAAACTAATATTATAAATAAAATATTACAGTATGCAGGAATGTCAATAAGAGAAGCTGCTTTAGTACAGTTTGGAAAGACAGAAGAAAAAGAAGCAACAACACAAGAAGGATAGATTATGGCATATATAACAGAATATCAATACTATGAAAACACAGGCAACCCTCATACTGAACAAGAGAATTGGGGTTCTTATCAATATGTAACATTAGAAAATATAGTTAACAATTTTATGTTAATGTATGTTGGTAATGATAAACTTATAAATAATGCTGAAAGATATAATGTTCTTTTTCATGCAAAGAGAGCTATTCAAGAGCTTAATTATGATGCTGTAAAGGAAATAAAAATTTTAGAATTAGAGGTTTGTGATATATTAAGATTTGTATTGCCTCCAGACTATGTAAATTGGGTTAGAGTTTCATTATATAAAAATGGAGTTTTAAGGCCATTAAGTGAAAATATCCAAACAAATTGGAGTGATGCTTATCTTCAAGACAATACATGTAGAATATTATTTGACCATGATGGAAATATATTAAAACCTTCAACATCGTTTTTAGATTTACAAAGAATTACAGGTGGTAAAACTAGCATTTATTTAAATGAAAATAGTCCTTACAATGGACAAGAAGGTTATTGCGTAGATGGGTTGTGGTATTTTGAATATCCAATTGGAGGGAGATATGGACTTAATACAGAAACTGCAAATCAAAACCCTACTTTTAGTATAAATAAAAAAGGAGGAGTTATTAATTTTAGCTCAGGTATGGCAGGAGAGTTTTGTGTTGTAGAATATGTTTCTGATGGAATGGAAAATGGAGATGATTCTGAAATAAGTATAAATAAATTATTTGAAGAATATGTGTATGCATATATGAAATATGTAATTCTTTCTAGTAAGTATGGTATTCAAGAATACATAATAAATAGAACTAGAAAAGAGAAATCAGCCCTTCTAAGGAACGCAAAAATAAGATTGAGTAATATACATCCAGGTAGACTTTTAATGAATCTAAGAGGTCAAAACAAGCTTATAAAGTAATATGGCAAAAATTCAAAAGAATTTTATATCAGGTAAAATGAATAAAAGTGTTGATGAACGTTTAGTTCCTCAAGGACAATATATTGATGCTTTAAATGTTCGTTTAGGTTCTACAGAGGGAACAGAGATTGGTGCTGTAGAAAATTCAAAAGGGAATGAACTTTTAGTTGAATTAAAATTTTTAAATCAACCATTAAGTGCTTCTGCTAGATGTATTGGTGCTTATGAAGATGGAGCAAATGAAACTATATATTGGTTTGTTAGTGATGAAAACAATAGTTTGTCTGCAACAGGGAAAGTTGATTTAATTGTTTCTTTTAATACTAGATTAAATATATTGTTTTATCATGTTATTTCTACTTCTGTATTAAACTTTGATAAAGAATATTTAATAAATGGAATAAATTTAATTGGAGACCTTTTATTTTTTACAGATAACTTAAATGCTCCTAGAAAAATAAATATAAATAGGAATTATTTAGACCCAAATGTGCCTTCAACTGTTGATAGAATAACAGAACAAGATATAGGTGTTATTGTAGCACCTCCATTAAACGCTCCTGAAATAGAGTCTTATCAAATTGGTGGGGGAGAAGATTACATGAATGAGATTTTTTTAAGTTTTGCATATAGATGGCAATACGAGGATGGAGAATATTCTGCATTATCTCCTTTTAGTAGAGTAGCATTTACCCCAGGATTATTTGATTTGAATTATCAAACTTATGATAATGATGGAATGTCTAATATTTTTAATACAACAGATATTACATTTGATACAGGAGGTAGAAATGTAAAAGATATAGATGTTATATTTAAATTTAGTACTAGCCAATCTGTTAATATTATAGAAAAATTCAATAAAGAAAATGAAGGATGGCTTGATAATGTACCTCAAACATTAACATTTAATAATAAAAAAATATATACTACACTTCCTGAAGCTCAATTGCTTAGGTTATTTGATAATGTTCCTAGAATTGCACAAAGTCAAACAATAATGGGTAACCGTTTAATGTATGGCAATTATGTTGATGGATATGATATTAAAGGAGCAGATGGAAGAGATATATATTTAGATTACGATTTATCTTTAATTTCAGAGCCGATTCAAGATGAAGAAATACAGGGGTTTTTAAGTGATTATACTTATACCTTCGGAGGCGTTAGTGTTGATGTTAATAATGCTAAAATTACAATAGATTTTGGTGGAGTAGATTTAATAAATGGTTCTCAAATAGGAGTTATATTTAATTACCAAAGTACTTTGTATACAGATACTAGTGGTACTTATGAAGATGGGACTCAGCCTGAAAATACTTTTGAAAATACTTTTATTTTTAATATACAGCAAGATTATTCAAGTGTTTACGAATTATCTATAAGTTCTGAATTTATAAATGCAGTAAGTGAATTTGTAGCTATCCAAGACTCAAGTTGTTTTGATTTTTGTACAGCTAATTGCACCTCTGGAAGTAGTCAAACTGATGTTTTTAATTGTGGTATTTCCACTAAAAATGGTTGGAAACATGTAGGTTTTGGATTTACAGGTTCGCCACAGGGAATAATAATAGAGTCAGCACAAGGTAGTGATGAAATTAGTTTTGTTTTACCAGCAATTCAATTTGAAGAATATGACCCTACACAAAACCCTCCTGGAACAGGAATATATGCTTACGAATATTTATCTTCAATAGACTCGGTAGGTTTATATTCTAAAGATGAATCAAAACAAAGTTTACATAGTAATAGAGATTATGAGGTAGCTATAGTTTACATGGATGATTATGGTAGAAGTAGTACTGCGTTAGTAGATACTTCCAATACTGTTTTTATTCCTTGCGAAAAATCTATAACTAAAAATAATATTAGAGTACAATTAAACAGTTATCCTCCATATTGGGCTACTAAATATAAATTTGTAATTAAAGAATCTAAAGGCCTTTATAGAACTGTTTATTCAAATGTATTTTTTCAAGAAGAATCCACAGGTATTTATTACTTTAAATTAGAAGGAGACAACAGAGATAAAGTAGAGGATAATAGTATTTTACACGTAAAAAAAGATACAAGTGGAGCTGTATTAAATTGTGCTAAAACAAAAGTATTAGGTTTTGGTGTTGAGGTTGATGATTTTCTTTGTGATAAAAACGCAGATGGAGAGGTTTTAGATACTTCTCAACCATGTGGTCAATTTTCAGGTACTTATATGCAACTAAAGCCAAGTGGGTTTGTTGCTTCAGCACCTGAAAATGCTTTTATACAAGCTGATGGAAGTTGTGGTGATGGTAATTATTGTGAAGCTATTGCTGATGTAAGTATTCCAAATCCTGATTATGATCCAAATGCTCCTTTATGCCCAACTCCAGGGTCTGTAAATACTGAGTTTATTCCTGCTGACATTCCTGCAGGTAGTATTATAAATATAAAATTACGCACAAATAGAAGAAGTAACAACTTTACAAATTGTGACGCTATTTATTATGATTATGATAAACGATTTGTTGCTAATAATGATTATAGAAGTTTATATGATTTTGTTATAGGAGACAATATAAATTTGGCTAATGGAGTATCTAGTGGTGACAGAGAAAATACTATTGTTTTTGTAGAAAATTTAATTGATTGGCCAAATCAAAATAGAGGAGGAGGAAGTCCTGACAGTAATCCTCCAGGTGGTGTAGGTAGAAACGGAACTACTTTTATATATTTTCAAGAAGACACTTGCAATAACCCAACCACAACGCCAGGAGCTAGTTATAACGGAAAACAATATCTTACTATTCAAACAGGAACTCCAAAATGTGGAGGAATTGGTCCTAGATATTCATACGCTGAGGTTATAGTAGATATTCAAAGAGCGCCATCATTAATGGTTTTTGAAACAGACCCATTAGAAGCAAATGATGAATTGTATTATGAAAACGAACAAACATTTGATATTGAAAACGGATTTCATTTATCAGGAGATGCAGGTGCTGACCAAAATCAAACTGCAACGCTTCCTGCAATTATAGATTTAAGTTTTTTTAATTGCTATACATTTGGAAATGGAGTAGAAAGTATGGCTATTTTAGATGCATTAACTTCTCCTACATTAAATTTAGGAGAAAAAGTTACTTCAGTTTCTGAGGAAGAATTTAAAGAAGCTCATAGGTTTTCAGATGTAACATATAGTGGTGTATTTAATCAAGAGACAAACTTAAACAAGTTAAATCAATTTAATTTGTCTTTAACTAATTTTAAAACACTTGAAGCATCTTATGGCGCTATAAGAAAAATGCACTCAAGACAAACAGATATATTAATACTTCAAGAAGATAAAATATCTTATTTACAAGTAGGTAAGAACTTATTATCTGATGCTGCTGCAGGTGGAGCTATTACTTCAGTACCTGAAGTATTAGGTAAGCAGATAGCAAGAATTGAAGAATATGGAATTAGTAATAATCCTGAAAGCTTTACAGCTTATGGATATGATATTTTCTTTACTGATGCTAAACGAAATGCTGTTTTACAGATTAAAGGAGGAAGCGCTCAAGCAGATAGACTTAGTGTTATATCTGAAGTAGGAATGAGGTCTTGGTTTAGAGATTTATTTAGAGAGTCTTTTGAAACTCAAAAATTAGGAGGTTTTGATCCTTATATGAACGAGTATGTTTTAGGTTCTAGTAATGTAACTATACCTCAACCTTTAGATGAAAGAGAATGTGGATTTGTTTTAGAAATGAATGAATTAAGCTCTAGTTATTCTTTTATGTTAGATTTAACTAGTATCATAGGAGATGTTCAATTTGACTATAATGTTACAGAAGGAAGTTTAAATATATTAGTAGAATGGAATAATAATGCTGTTATTGCTGACCTTGTAACAGGTACAGGGAATGTATCTTTTAATAAATCTGAATCTTTTCCTACTCAAGCAAAGGTTACATTGTTTCCTAATACAGGTGATAAACCTAGTTTTACATTAAATTTAAACTGTCCTGTAGGAGATGAATTAACAGTAAAAGAAATAGTTATAAACTTTAATGGAGATGTTAGCTTAACTACTACTTGCAGATATAGATGGCAGCTTTCAAATACTTTAAGTCCTTATAGTACAAATTTAGTTACTTTAGATTCAGATGGTGTATCTTTATTTACAGAACAAACAGGTACTAGCTCTTTTGGTACGATACCTGCGTTGGGTTCTACTGTTATTATGCAGAATAGACAAAATCCAGGACAAACATTTGAGTTTGATGCTAATTCAGATAAATTCAAATATCTAACTACTAATGTAGATTATGACGAAGTAGATTTAAACACATTAATACCTTTATTAAATACAGCAACACCTATAACAGGAAGTTTCCCTGAATATCAAGCTAGTTTTACATATAGCACACAAGCTACTTATATGTATTTAGTTTGGGATTTAAGAGAGTCAGATTTATTACAATTTTGTTATGACTCATCTACTCCTGAAGAAGCTTGTTGTGAATGCGATTAAACTTAAAATTAAATTATGGCAACTATTGTAGATAAATATATAGATTCATCAAGTTTTGAAACAGCAAGCGCTGTGTTTGATGATGTTCATTTAACAATAAAATCTGTTGATGGCGTATATCAGCATAACAACCAATATAGAATTCAGTTAAACGGTTTATTAGGGCCTTTATTTAATTGTGAAATATGTGGTATTCCTTGTGGAGAAAACATAACGCCTCCTGGAGGTGGCCCTGGGTTATATCAATTAGAGTTTTCAGCAGGAGGAACTCAAGCAGATGTGGGGGCTATAGTTATTTATTTTAATCCTCAGACTATTCCTGATGGAATTAGAGTGTTATATGATGGTGTATATTATAATAGATTGTCAGTTCCTGCAACCCCTGCTTATGTAGCTCCATCCCCTTATCCTCAACCTGCAGATCCTGGTGGAAACAGACAGAGTACAAGTGGTGTAGCAGATGCATTTACTATAATAGGTAGTCCTACATACGCAACATCAAGTAATTGTCCTAATATATTTAATGCTCCTACTACTGATCCTATTACTGATTTTTATGATGGATATAGTGGTGCTGATTGGAATGTTGGTTCTCCTCCAACTCAATCCACAACAATAAATACTGGTGATTTAGTTTATGGAGGCAGAGAGGTATATAGTACATTGGTAGTGCCAAAGCCAAATGCAAGTCCTGCTATTGTTACAATACAAGTATTAGGACCTTGTGATAGTACAGGGTGGAATATAAAGGTGAATTGCGCAGAACCTTTGCCTTCTTTTAGCGCTCAAGCTATAGGAAGCAGTACATCATGTGGTACAACTACAGTAACATTATATTTTGCTAGATTTCAAGGAGATACAACTAGTAGTTATCCTCAGTCTAATGCTCCTGTTTTTTTAGATGCTAATGGCGCTAGTCGTGTTGCAGACCAAAATTATTTAATGGATAACAATCAGGTAATAACAGTAACAAACGGTGTGGTTTCAAATACTCAATCGTGTACATAAAATAATATAAATGACATTAAATATACCAACATATACATTAACATTTAGTGAATCAGTAAAAGGATGGCCTTCTTTTTATAGCTACAAACCTGAGTTTATATTAGGTATGAATCAATACTTATATACTTTTAAAAATGGTAAGTTATTCAGGCACAATACTAATCCTATTAGAAATCAATATTATGGAGTAAATTATACATCTACAATAACAAGTGTTTTTAATCAAGAGCCTACTAAGGTAAAAGTATTTAAAACAATTGAACTAGAGAGTGATGATTCGTGGGATTGTCAAATAACAACAGATTTAGGTGCAGGAATTATAGACCAATCATATTTTGAGAAAAAAGAAGGTGCTTGGTTTTCTTTTATTAGAAGAATAACAGGTAGTCAAGACTTTTCTTTAAGGTCAACACAGGGTATAGGTACTTTTCTTTTAGCGACAGGTGTATCTCCTGATCCAATAACATTAGATTTTAGTGTGTCTATAAGCAATATAATTAACTATGGAGATGAAGTTTTTTATAGTGATGGAACTACTACTGATAAAATAGGTTTAATAACAGCTATAGGAGAAGGCAGAAAGTCTATTACAATCGATAGCACTTCTTTTACACCTGTGGGTTCAGGTGTTCCAGCAGGAGCATATATATTCACTTCAAAAAACAGTATAGCAGAATCTTACGGAACAACAGGTTACTATATGGAGTTTAAATTAACCAATGACAGTCAGGATGCAGTTGAATTATTTACTGTTGACTCTGACGTCTTTCAAAGTTATCCATAGATTTTTGTATCTTTGCGTTAATGAAATTTAATATAAGAAAATTAAACGATTCGGATTACGAATTGATTTTAAGAAAATGGTGGAAAGATTGGAGATGGACACCACCTTCAAAAGATTTTTTACCAGAGGATGGTGAAGGAGGATTTATTGTTTATGACAAAGATATTCCTGTATGTGCAGGTTATATATATATAACTAATTCGTCAGTAGGTTGGTGTGATTGGATTATATCTAACTTTGAATATAAACATAAGCAAAAAAGAAAAAAGGCTATAATAGAGCTTGTAAGGGTATTAACAGAGTCATTAAAGCTATCAGGATGTAAATATTCATACGCTTTAATAAAATCTGAATCATTAATAAAACATTACGAAAGTAATGGTTATATACAAGGAGATAGTTATAATAAAGAAATGATAAAAAAATTATAGTATGGCAGCATTTACAACAATAGCAATGGCAACAGTTGCAGTGGGTTCATCTGTATATAAAGGAGTACAAGCTTCGAATGCCGCAAGTGCAGCTTCTCGTAAATCAGGACAGTTAGCTTTAGAACAACAAAAACTAGAAAGAGAATCAGTTGCTCGGTTAGAAGCTAATTATTATGATGCTGTGAGAGCTACCACTGATATATATGATAAGCAACTACAACTTTCTAATGTTCAGGGTAGTCAGATTTTAGAAGCAGCTCAAGAGGGAGACCAACGAGGTGTAGCAGCAACGGCAGGTAAAGTAAAATTAGCTCAAGATATAGCTTCAGGTCAAGTTGCCGATAAAATGGCTCAGCAAAAACTAGATATAGATTTAAAGCGTGCTGAAGCTTCAGAGAAAGATGCTTCAGAAATAGCAGCTATGTTTGATGATAGAGCAGCAGCAGCAGGATTACAATCTATGGCATTAGCTCAGCAAGCAGAAGATTTAAAAGGAGAAGCAACAGGTGCGTTTATGGATGCAGGGGTAGCGGCTTTATCAGCAGGAGTAACAGCTTTTGGAGGTGGTAAAGCAAAAAAAGACCTTATTGGTGATTATGTAGACAAAGGGTATAGTTTAGAAGATGCTAATAGAGCTGTTGATGGATTAGGTTTTACTAAAGGAAAACAATATAGACAATTTGATAGAAATTCAATAGGGTTAGGAAGCGGTTCTATGACTGGTGGATCTAGTGTTAAAACAACTACACCTCAAGTTAGTGCTTATGAAGAAAATTTTAATGCTTTACAAGGTGTAAATGCGTTTAATAATAAACCTGAAGTGCCTGTTAATGATAGTGTACAAGCTGCGATAAATGCTGCTGCAGAAAAAATGTTAAAAGAACAGCAAGGTTCAAATCCGATTTTAAGTGGGACATTTGGAAGTAACTTTACGAATATATTCGAATCGTTAGGAACATATACAGGAAAATAGCATAGTTAAATGGGAAATAAATTAGATTCAATAAGATATGCATTAGGTCAAGGCCTTACAGGTGTAGCAAAGCCAACAAAAACTTTAGAGGCTGTTGATAATTTTGTAGAGGATGTAGAAGCTTGGAAAAAAAACATAGACGATCAACGTCTTAAGTTAAAAACTGATACTGAAACAAAAGTAAGAGAAGCTGAAAAAGAAGCTTATGCTAATTTACCTAATACTAAGACAGAAAGAGACCTTGTAATACAAGGTCTAGCTAATTATAAGGATATGCTTTATAATAATATGTCTATGGTTCAGAATGGTGTTTTAAAACCAGAAGATAATCTTATATTTCAGGAAAACGGAAAGCAATCATTTGAAATAGCTGCTGATTTAATAAATAACTATAGCACTAGAAAAGAACAAGCCATGAAAGAGGCTAGTGGATATTATGATGATGAAGGAAATTTTGTAGAACCTACAGCAGGAGATTATCAAGCTGCTCTTCAACGAATAAATGATGAGTTTATGATTCCAGGGGGACAGGAATTTAAATTTATGAGCAATGGAATGGGTAATATTACTATGTTCAAAACTAAAATTGATGAAGAAACAAAAACAAAAGTTTTAGATTTAGATGCTGACGGAAATCCAATTCCAATAGAGGGTCTGTCTAACGTTCCTATGTTAGCTTATCAAAACAACAGAAATGCTAATGCCCCTATGTTCGTTCTTGCTAATGAGGTTACTAAGTTCACAAGAAAAGATGGTCTTTTAGCTACTTCTTATCAGGAGCTGATTGATGTTGAAGGCATGGTGGGTGGTGTTAAGGATAATATGAGTCAAAGCCCAGGGTTTCAGGAGTCAGTAAAACAGGCATCAAGTTCTCTTACTAATACTGTTCCTAAAGTTGTTAGTATGTTAGCAGACAATGGACCTGATGCACAACAAACAACAACATTGACTCCTTCAGAATGGGATGCTTTATCTGATGCACAAAAAAACGAAACTATATCTTTTGAATATACTGATTTTGATGGTTCAACTAAAAAAGGAGTTAAAAGTAAATATCTACAGGTTAAGCTTGCTACTAATAATTCAATGGTCGCTGTACTAAGTGACCGAGATCAATTGGCAGCAGAACAAATAGCACAGACAGCTCTTATATCTTCATTAGAGCAAACCATAGACCCAGGAGTAAAGGTTGGTGATTTCGCTGCACGAGTAGACCCAAACAAGGATAAGCAAGTAGATACTTTTACACTTATTGACCAAGTAGTGATAGATGGAAATTCCAACAGCTTAGAAGCTATAGTTAGGCAAGACCAAAATATAAATGATTACAAAGTTACTAAAGAAGGTATTGTCTTTGTAAAGACAGATGGAACTCTAACAGCTCCTATTGACGTTAGCTCAGGTTCTGCTGTTGATGTAGGTAAGCTGTTTGCTTCAGAGCTAGGATATAATGCAGAAACATACGCTAATAAATCTAAAGCAGGCTCAGTAATTATTAACACAAAAGTTAAAGATTTCACAGGCTTTACGTCTCCTAGAGAAGAATACGGAGGTCTAGGTAGATTAGCTATTAGTAAGGATAAAAATAAAATTACCTATGCGTCTGAATATATTAAAAAAGCTGATGAAAGATTGATGGCAGCTCAAGCTCAGGTTGTAGTTGATAAGGCTCGTGCAAGGTATGGGAATATACCTAATATAAGAGTAAGTTTTGATGACTTATCTAAGCCGAATGGAGAAGATGAGATAAATCTAACTATAGATGGAGTGAAATACAAAAACGTAGGTTATACATCAGATAATTATCAATGGTTAATGGAGAATATAGATAGAGCGTTAATAGGAGAAACACCAGAGGGGAAAATTAGTGGAGGTAGTACAAATAGTGGAGGTGGAGGTTTAGATAATCTAGGTAAAAAAGAAGGTGAATAATGGAAGAGTTATATAATGCACTTGTTGAACAAGGAAAATACACAAAATCTTTTGAGGATTTTAAAGTACAGTTTGGAGAGCCTGAAAAAACTAAACTTCTTTATGATGCATTAAATTCTTCAGGAGATTACACTAAATCTTTTGAAGACTTTACGTATCAATTTGGATTCGCTGAAAAAAAAAATCAAGTCGTTACTCCTTCCACTTCAGAAGAGGTCGTTACGGAATCCACTACAGAAATCACGCAACCAACAATTCCTGGCTCTTCGGATTCTTCCGAAAATATTCCTGATGTACAGATTGAAAACAATGTAGAAATTAAAGAGGATTTAGAAGTTACAGATATACCTGAACAAAAATACTCTAATGAGTTATTTGATGAATTAACTTCTCAAGTACAAATAGCTCAACAAATAAATACCGAACAAAATAAAAGAAACTTTTATAAAAATAAAGCTGAATCTTCTTTTGTTAGAAGAAAACCGAAACCAAAAAAGAAAAATCCTGATGCCTTATTAGAAATAGATAACGATTTAAAAGAAAAAATATTAAGCGATTTTAATATTAGAAAATCTATTGAATATGGAATTGTTAGCGAAACAGATGTAGATAATGCTCTTAAAGGAGATATTAATTTAATAAATAAATTAAAAGAAATATCTGTAAAAAATCCAAAGGAATACAAAAAATTATTAAGCGAAAAAAGATTAGATAAAACTTATGCTTTTGAAGAAACATCTGAATTAAATGAATACCAAGTTAATCAAGATGAAGAATCTAGAAGTTTAGATTTAAAGAAAAAGATTGAAGCTTATGATTTAGAGACACAAAGACTTTTAGCTGAAAATCCTAATGCAACTGAACAAGAAATAAATGAATTAGTTTATAGGCCTAACGACCCTAACACTTATACAGATGAAGAATTTGAAATTTATGAGAATATGGATTATTCTCCAACTGGATTTGAAGATTCTAACATACATAAAATGTATGACAGTGAAAAGTTAAAGTCAATTGAAGGATTTAATGTAAAAGATTTTGATGGGTACTTAAAAGAGCAGGGATACATGGACAGATACGTGGAGCTTCTTGATGACGAAACTATATCTGAAGATGGAAGATATCAAGATTATTCAGGGAACTACAATCCAACTCTTGCAGCCGAAAGATTAAAAGCACAATATTTAACAAACTACATAAATAATCAAGTAGAAAGAAATGTAGAGTTTCAAGTTTTAGATTATCAATTAAAAAATGAAGGCCGACACCCTTCTTTAGATGGTGTAGAAATTAGTTTTAATACAGGGGTAGATGATATTGCTATGGCTTCTTACATAGAGGAACAATTTCCTACATTAACTGCAAAGCTTAAAAACCAAGATGTTGAAAATCAAGAAAACTATCAAAGATATTTAGATGGAGATAACCCTTGGTTTACACAATCGGTAAAACAAGGTTGGCGTTCTGTAGAAGATAGATTACATAGCTCTTCTAAAGGAGTTTATGGATTTATTGGAATGAATAGTGTGGCTGATGAAATACGAATGCGAGATGCTCAAGATGATTTAGAGAGAGATGATTTTATGAGATATGCATATACGTCAGGTAAAAAATCTTTTTATAATGGTAGAGAGTACGGAATAGATGAAAGAGGTCAGATATTTGATTTAGAAATAAAGAAAAACGTAACAAACGTTTTAACAGATACTATGGCTGATGCTATAAGAAAAAAGGTAGCTGGAAGCAGTGAGACATTTAAAAGTTTTAGTGGCTCAGGTACGGTAATAGCAACAACAGGTATAGCTGCTGATATGTTATTGCAAATATCTCTTACTCGTGGAGTAGGTAATTTAGGTAGAGGTGGTGCGGCTTTTTTAGGTAGTTTCGATAAAGGTAAAAAAGTTGTTAGTGGATTATCTAGTATACCAATGAAAGCAACTACAGCTTCGGCTATGATTGCTCAAGGAACATTATTTTCAACTAATTTAGCTAGTAGCACTTATGACCAGGCTATTGCTAATGGATTAGATCAAGCTACAGCTATAGAACTAAGGCAAAAGGCAGGTATGCAGGGATTTGGATTAGGGTCATTAACAGCTCCAATATCTACACAGACTCTAGCCATGAATAAAATATTTGGTAAAAAGGGAACTGAAAAACTAAGTAGAGGACTTGTTGATGCTTATCAAAAAGCAGGAGATAAAGGTTTTGCTGCATACATTCAAAGGGTTAAAGGAACAATAATACAAAACTATCCTTCTTATTTAAAAGAAGGAGGTAAAGAGATATTTCAGGAAAATGTACAGCAGGCAGGTCAAGCTTTTGTGATTGCAGAAAATGTAAATGAGATTGCACAAAAAGAAATAATGAATAACACCATTACAGGTGCGGAGTACACAAACACAACAATACTAGCAGGTCTTGCAGGTTTATTAATGCCTTTTGGTGGTGATCTTAAATCAGCCACATCTAAATCTATTAAGGCTAACTTTAGTCCAGGGGAAGCCGCAATTGACAGATTAGAAGCTTTACATGGTTTATCTAAAGATGTAGATAAAACAAAAGAGTTTTTAAATAGTATGGTAACCAAAGGTGTTTATACTGAGGAACAAGTTTCTAATCTATTGTCTGATATTGATTTGTATGTAAACACTATAAACAGTATACCAACAAACTTGAGTCCTGAAACTTCATTGTTTGTAATGCAGTCAATTAACGACATTCAAAAACAAGAGGAGTTAAAAAAGAAAAGAGATAAATCATTTCATCCAGAGATAGATGAAAAAATACAAGAACTTAGAAACGAAATAACAACACGAACTCAATTTGATTATGTTAATGCACAAGGCAAGTTAAGGCTAAAGGACCAAGCAGCCAAAGAACTTACTAGAGAAGCAGAAGAAAGAGGAGAAAAGAATTTTACTATAGATGATGGAGCTATAACTCAGAGAGCTGTAGACAACTTTAGTATAATGGATGTAGATGAAAAGTTAGAATATACAGACTTAAATAAACAAGATTTAAAAACCGATAAAAAACAAGACGATGCCATTCAAAAGCCAAGCACAGAGGAGCAAGTGTTACAAGATGATGCAGGAAGCGAAAAAGAGGGGGGAGACTCCCAAGTGGAACTGCGACAAGTGGGAGAAGGAGACATTGAGTCAGACACTACCCAAACGAAAGAAGAAGAAAGTGAAACGCAAACCGATACAACTAGCGACACGACTACGCAGACAGATACTGAACAGTTAGTAACTGAAGAGACATATACGCTACCTGAAACAGAAAAGGGGAGGGAAGAAGACTTTGAGATTATAGACAATCGACAAGGTAAAGCGGATCTAGAAATATTTGAGGATGGTGAAGGAAAATGGTATGTTGAAAACAAAAAAACAGGTAGAACTGTCGCACTTAGAACAAAGGCTCAGGCTAAGGCTGAAGTAAAAAACCCAACTTATGATTATGGTGAGGGAGATGTTATTCAGGTAACTCAAGAAACAACTAAATCAACACCTTCCCCCACAGTAGACACATCCACTGATGAGGAAGTGATGAGTGTGAACAATAAGATTGAGTCATTTGCAAATCGTATTGTTGAAGGAGGAAATCAAGAATCTTTTTCAGATGATGCAATTCAGTTTTATGCCGAAAATAGAGAAGCAATTGATAAAGCCGTTGCTCAAAAGAAAAAGAATATTCCTAAAGATAAGTCACGAGAAAGAACTTTAGCTATCAAAATTGCTAGAGGAGATACAGAGTTCAGTAATGCAGATATAGATTTATACGCAGGTTCTGAAGCTGATGTTCAAGCTGAGGTAGAAGCTATTGCTAAAACAAATAGTCAAACCGTAACAGCCGACACATACAAAGCCATATTAGCTTCAACAAAAAGCACTACCAATAAAGATATGGCAAAGCCTGAAACGGAAAATGCACAAAGAAAAAGATTTTGGAAATCGTGGAATCAATCTGCTAAAGAAAAGAAAATGGACTTGAAGCAGAAAAGAAAAAGTCTAAATGATGGTATAAAAGCCTATGCAAAAAAGAGAAAAGGTAAAATTACTGTTCCTCAACTTAGAGCTGTTTTAAACAAAATAAATAATGAAAAATTCAATTTAGATAATCCTGCTGCTGTCAAAGAAATTCAGCAGTATGTAGAAAAAGTTTTTTCTGATGCAGATTTTGCAAATGATATTGATATAGCAAACAAACTAAAAACAAGAGCTACTAAAAAACTAAACTCAGGGAAACTAGGAGATAACGGAAACTTAAATGGAGCTGTGTCTCAAATAATTTTAGCTCCTGTAACTGATTTAACTCCTTCTCAACTAAAATCATACAATGAGTTTTTACAAAAAATAGCTAAACGAGACAAAAAAACAAAATTAGATAGAGAGTTAATTCAAGAAGCAAATGATTTACTTAACTCTATAACTCCTAAGGCAGAAACTGAACAGGCGCTAGCTAAAATTGAAAAGCAAAAAGAAAGTGATAAAAAAGTAGTAAATAAAATTCTTAACCCAGAGGTAAGTGGAGAAACTATTATAGAAGAAAACTCTGATTTCATTCAAAATAAATTAGATGCTTTAGACTCTGGCACATTAGAAATTCTTGTTGATAAAGTAAATGCAGCAGAAAACGAAAGCAACTCAGAGCTTGTTCAAGAGTTAAATGATTATGCAGAGAATAGACAAAAGCTTATAAATAACACTACTAAAAAGTCTAGAAACGTAAACTTAAATAACCTAAGCAAAATTTCTTTAGAACAAAGTGTTGGCCCTAGAACTTTAAAAGGTTTAAACAAAGGTCAGTTAGCTATGCTTACAGGAACAGAGCTTTCTCAGCTAGATGTTTATTTAGATAATATGTCTGAAGGTTTTTATACTCATTTCACAAATAATATAGCTCAAAAAGTAGCTGCTAATGATAGGTCTGTTAATATGAAACCTATTTTAGATAAAATGTTTACAGTAAAAGGTAAGTTTTCTACCATGAGACAGTATGCAGCTGCTAGTGTAAAAAATGGATTAGGAAAGGTTGGCTTTGGTTCTTCAAAAGCGGCTAGACAGATAGGTATTAGAGGTCAAATGATTAGGTCTAACCCACTAAGTGTCATGGATCAAATGTTTGGGAACTATAAAAACAATACTATATATGAAAATGCTATACGACCTACTGCACAAGCGCACGCTAGATTTAAAAATTGGATTAACGGACAGACTGATACTATTGATACAATAGAGTCTTTAATAGCACCTAGTAGAACAGAAGGTATAAATCAATCGGTAAAAAGAAGATTTGAATTAACGACATACTTGCTACAATTAGAATATGAATCTAACCCAAACAAAAGGGGAACTAACCCAGCTGTAAAGTTTATAGAAGATACTATAGACAGATATAATTCTGATAAAAGAGGTAGTAAGTATAATGAAAATAGTATAGCTATACTTAAGAAAATAGCAAAACAGTACAGTCAGAATGGGCAAATATCTCTCAAAAAGATGGATGATGCTATGTCTACAAAAACTAAAAAAGCATTAAAACTATTACAAGGCATTTATTCAGGTTTAGGAGAGCTTCAATCTTATGCAACTAGAATTGTTAGAGGTAATGAACTTGACTTAGTAAATAATTATGTTCATCATAAAGCGGATTTTAAAGGTNAAGAAANAGACGATGCTAATTTTCAAAACGCAATAAGTTTTTTAAGTTTGAAGCCAGGGACAAAATCAAGTACATCTTTTGAAAGGGCAGGAGTAACGACTATAGATTTTGATCCTATAACAACTGCTTTAAGAGCTACAAGAAATACAGGAATGGATTATTTTATGAGTAATGAAATATCTACTACTAGACAATCGATGGCTTCTTTAAAAAGAATTACAAAAAATGATGATTCTAAAACAGATAAACAGCAAGACCAATTAAATCAAGCTGTATTAGATTTAAATACAATATATAGCGAGGCTCTAAATAACGTTGTTACAAACAACATGAGTAGTACGGTATTAGGGGGTAAGTGGTGGAATTACTTCAAAACTTTAGGATATTATTCAACGTTAGCATCTGTTCCAAGAGCTGGAGCGGAATACGCATCTAACCTTACTTTTGCTGCACTATCAGCTCCTGGAGAATTTAGTTTAGGTGCGACAGTATACGCAGATCTTTCTTGGAACAACAAAGGAAGGGCTGTTGTTGAAAATGTAGCATCCACGAACAACACAAAATTATATTCAGATGAGCAATTAGGTGGTTCAAAAGCAGATTCTCAGGGAGTTACAAAAAAGAAATCTTCTCCTAAAGCTAGAGGCAAGGCAGGTCAAACATTTGAATATGTTGCAAGAAATACAGGAATAAAATATGTTCCAAAAGTAGTATCAAAAATAGGTGAAACATTAGTTACCAAGCCTGACCAAATGATAGCACGACCTTTGTGGTTTGGTACTTTTGCAAAAACATTTAAAGCGGAAACAGGTTCAAAAGTAGATTTTGATAAAATAGCTGATAATGATTCAGACTATATGAACAAGTATAAAGATGCAATTCAAAAAGCAACATCAAAAGCAGACAATAATGTAACTATGGCTGCCACATCAAATGACCCATTTTCTTCGGTGTTAAAAAACCAAGTCCAAGAAGGGGAGAGTGGGATGAATTTCTACAGAATGATAAACGGATATATGTCTAGATTTAGTCTTAATGAATATGCAACTGCTAGACAAGCGGTAGCCTCAATGACAGGACAAGGACAGTTAGGAGTAGTTAAAGGTGCGTCAACATTAGCAGGAGTTGGAGTCAGAATGTCTATGTATGTAATGCTATTAAGATATCTAAACGGAGCAATGTTTGGAATGCTAGGTATTGGAGATGAAGACGATACGGATTATGAAGAATTAGGTATTCGACAAGGCGTAGGAGCTGTTACATCATTAATTACAAGAGGTGTATCTGGAAACATACCAATGATTCCGATGAACTATGCCATAGAGTCTTTAAATAAAGAGTATGGATATGATATAGGGTTAAGGTCAAAAGAAGAGTATAATGGTATGGAAGACGCTCTTGTATACGCTACTATAAATCCATCTAATGCTTCAAGAAATTTAGAAGAAGCTACATTGATGCAATTGACAGGCCCTTTTAATCCTTACGCCAAAGCAGGATTTAGAGTTGCCAATCTAACAATTAGAGCTTTAAATAATAAAACAGAAGAAAGTAGACAAGAAAATCTAAACAAATTATTTTCAAGTAGGACAGGTATTGAAGTAGCCAATCTGATTGGAGGCGTACCTTTTTATAGAGATATAAGAAAAGGATTCTTGGAAGAAGAATTTAAAGAAGATGATACAACTGTACCTTTTACTTTAGAAGAATTGAAGATTTATGACTCTAAAGAGTACAACATACAAATGAAACAAAAAAAAGCACCTAAAAGTCGTGACGAGTTAGATATAGAAAGAGAGCTAAAGGCTTTAGAAAAAGAATTAGAAGATTTATAACTAAAATATATGTGTTAGTCTTGCAACTTGACCATGGTTTTTAGAATGTACAAAACCTTCAACAGCTTTTACTCCTCCAACTCCATATCCTTTTCGATGATGCCAGGAATCAGATCCACTGGGTGACCTTAAAGATTCAACTGTAATCCCATGATAATCTTTACTTGATTTGTGATGAACGTGATGTGTATATACATATCTATGTTTTGTCTCTGCCCATTCTTTTGAAAACTCATTAGCCATTATTAGTGGAAGGTCAGCTAACTTTGCTCCATCTCCATGCGTAGTGCCAATTAAATTTTGTCCATACATAAATCCTTTTCTGTGAGCAATACTACAATCAAATGTTATATTCTTACATTTTCTAAACCAAGACTGTATAGAATCAGATAACATAAATCCTGACATATAATCGTGATTACTGGGATTGTATACAAAGTGTACATCAGCAACTGATATGAGTAACTCTAATAAATCTACATAGAGTTTTTTAGCTGTAAGAAAATTTTCATACCACATTCCATGCGTGTCTTGTGGTGTTCCAGATGTTGTGGTTCTTTTGGGTGTATCAATATGCAAGATATCGTTACCTCCAATGAAAAGTATTTTGTCTATATTAAATCCGTTAGACTTTTGTAGTATGCCTTTAACTCCTTTTAAAACTCTTTTTACTGCAATCTGAGAATCATATTCTTCTCCTGTTTCAAAACTAGAAGCAAGCTTCCCTATATGTATATCTGCAGGATCAATAACTAAGAGGTGACCTTTTTCAGATTTGCTTCTCTTTATTTTTTTATAAGAAGGCGAATGCTCATTCATTGCCTTTATAATGTCGTCTCTTAATTCTTCAGGAGACACTCCTTTATTTTTTACGTGAAGTGAAAAGTACTTTCCTTTGTGCCAATAGTGATCCACATCTTTCATTGGTATCCCACTAATCTCACATTCTTTTTCTAAAGCTCTGTGTTTCTGAATTAATTCGTATTCGTCTTCGTTTAGTCTAGGTCTAAAACTCATCTTCTGTTAATTTTTGCGTCTCTCGCAAAACAGACTGAAGCTCTTTGATGGTATTATTTAAAGACTCATGGTCTTCATCCATTAACGATTCGTAAATATCGTCGGTCAGATTGTTGATTTGTTTCATCAACAAATTAATAAAGTTAATTGAGTTTCTACTGTTTTTTTGAATAGACATTATGAATGGCGTTTACTAAAAATACAAATTAAAAGTAATTAATCTATTAAAAGTTATTAACCATCCATATTAACTATTAAATGCTTTCCTATGTTTGAATCTATTTTAGAGATGGCTTTGTATATTTGTTTAGACATACGTTTTACCTCATCTCTTTCTTTTTTTGTAGACTCACTACCTAAATTTGTGTACATATCACAGTCAATTCTAAACAGTTCATCTAATTTTTGTTTTATCGTCCAGGTTTTGAACTCAACAATTTTATCTATATTTTCGTAAGTGTATTTCATAATTTATTGTTAAAAACTTTTTATCTTAATGATGCTCTTGCGTCTAAACCTCCACCATTACATATTATTATTTCTGCTTCTTGGTTTTGTTTTTTCCATTTATAACCCTTTATAATTAAAGATGCTCTTTTATCGTAGTCTTCTTGTTCAGATAATGAAAGCGTTCGGTATTCTTTTTCTATATCAGTTAGCAAGTCATTAGATATTAATCTTTCATTAAGTGATTCTTTATAAGCAAGAAGCTCATTGTATTTTTGTTTTAAATCCTCATACTGCTGTTCTTTTTTATAATGATCGTCAACTTCATTTTTTAAAACATTCACCTTAAATATATCATACAATCTTGAGAGTCTTTTATTTCTCATTAACTCATCAAATAAATTAGACTTTGCATGTAGCACTGTTGCATGGTCTCTGTTTACCATTTGACCTATTTTTGATAAAGAAAAATTAGTTGTATCAGTTGCTATTTTAAAGTACAATGTTCTGTAAGAAACTTGTTCTGTATTTCTAGATTTAGTAGATATATCATAACCTGCACAATCATCTACATATTTTTTAATTACATTTAATTCATTATTTGTTGACATATTTATTATTGTTTTATATTTAAGTTTAAGTTTATTGAGTCTAAGTATTCATCTAGAGTTATCTGATACACATCTACTAGAACTATAGGCCCATCATCTTCTCTATAGTAATCGAATGAAAAGAAAACAGGATTACCTTTATTATCCATTACGTTACCAGTCATATTTTTAATAAAACCTTTGGTTGATTCAATACCGTATATGGTATCTATTACTCCTCCTATTTTTTCAGCTGAGCCATTAGTAAAATTTCTCATTTGAATAAGGAACATTTCATCTATTTCAAATTCCTCTGTATACTTCTGTTTTACATCCATGTTTTTTTAATTCTTTTAGTCTATATTCTTGTAAGGCAGACACCCTGCCTCTTGGCTTTTTTACTTCTGAAAAAAGAACTTCACAGTTAGGTGGTATAGCTATAATATCAGGTATACCATTCTTATTAGTTTTAATCAACTTAATAACATAGTAACCTTCAGCTTCTAACTGATCTATTCGTTTTTTCTGAATTTGTTGTTCGGTCATTAATGTTCTGATTCAGGCTTCCCACAATTTATACACCATCTTGCCTCACCAACGTGATTGTCATAAGTATAAAACATTTCGCACTTAACAGTTTCTTTTTCTTGATCTTTCATTATTTTTAATTTAAAGTTAATAAATCTTTTTTAAAATGCTTTAATGTATAATCTTTCTTTTTGCTTACTGCCTTATATATTTTAGACTCTATACCTCCGTTTGTAAATATCCAGAAGATTTCGTTTTCTGGCCTGTCTTTAGTGGTCATTCTATCTCGACTCTGCCAATAACTAGTGGCACTAAAATCAATGTTGTAATATACTAAAAATTTAGCTTTCCTCAGGCTAATACCTTCTCGCCCACTTACAATTTGTAAAGCTATAGATTTGTCTGTTTCATTGAAAGTATCTAAATCTGTACATAAATAATCTCCATATACTTTTTTAAGAGCATTCAATTCTTCTTTGAATTTATAGAAGATTCCTATTTTGTTTGAACAAAAATTATCATATATATACTGAGCTTTAAATGTATCAAGAACCATAGAGTTGCCGCTTTCAAACTTAACTGTTCCACTATACATTTGATGTAGCTTCTGCATTAATTTAACAGACGTATCTGCAAGTATTACATCATTCTTTCCCTCAACTACTAAATCTTTTGTAAGCTTCTTACAAAGCCTTAAAACAGATTCTGGGGCATCTACGTTAAGTACTGTTTCTTTTATAGAAGATTCAAAACCTGCTTCTTTTTGGGTGTAAGAAATCATATAAGGATTCATCTTGTCTAGTATAGACTGCCTGCCATGAGAATAGTCATTTACCATAAATGATCCAATGCGTTTTGTTTTAGACACAACATAGTCTCTAGCAAATTTATAGAAGTTTGTATATTCTCTAAATGGATTGCTAGGTATTGAATATATTTGATGATATATTTGACTAAATGATTCAGGAGTAGGAGTTCCTGATAGCAATATAACATAGGGGTTGTTTTTTATAACAAACTCTTTTACTTGCTTAGCTCTTTTGCTAGGCTTTGGAAAAGCACCCATGCTATGAGCTTCATCACATACTATTGCATCCCAACTAGATATGTCTACCTTGTGTAAGGATTCATAGTTTATTACATATATTTCGTAACCTGGATTTAAAAGCTCGTAGTCTTTCTCAATACTACTAATAGCTTTCTTCTTTGTGATGAACAACACTTTGTTCACACTCATCATTTTATTTAAAATTCCTAAAGAGGTTAGTGTCTTTCCTGTTCTAACCTCCATAGATAGATATACAAATCGTTTCGATTGTAGTATCTCAAATCCTTTTTCAATAATTCTGCTTTGATAATCTCTAAATTTAACCATACGTTTCTCTTAAATATTTATATACTTTAGGTAAATTTTCTGTTGCTTGTTTTTGATTTTTATAGGTTACTGAACCAAGTGTTACACTGCTATATATTACAATGTTTTTTTCTTTACAATATTTTGATGATTTCCCATCTGTAGAAATACCTCCTTTGCGAATGGCAATATTACACTGGCCACTGTTGTTAAGCATTTTTATATAAACTTGAAAATCATTATCAATACACCATTTAAAATCAGAATACCAATTGATCTCCATCATTATATTCTTTGTTTTTATTTGTTACAAATACTATCCACCTACCATTTAGGTCTCTTCCGTCTTTCGGTTTTGTTTCCGTCTTAAACAAAGCAAACGAATTTAGCCAACGATAAAACTCTGTTCTAGATATAGTACGTTTTGCTTTAGGTGCAAAGTCAGGATTGTCAGCTATGAATTCTAAATACAATTCATTCTTGTATATCTTTTCATTGAACCTTATACTTTCGTTTTTGTAATCATCATCAAACAGCCCACACCATTCAACAAACTCGTGACAGGTATCTGCTGATAAGTGTCTAACAGTTTGGTTCTTGAAGTCTCCTTTTATTAATCCCTTTGATAAGTAGAACATAAGATTCTCAACCATATAGTTGTCAAAGGNACACCACTCTTGNTCATCCCATTCTGAAAACAATAGCTTACCAAATTCAACAAGTGGAGTAAAGTCTTTGGTATAGAACTGCGAGAACTCAAGTTCCCACTTCCTACGCTCAAAGGAATTACCTCTACCCTTTATAGCATAGTTAGTTGTAATAGCTACCTTTGGTGACTTACTGAAAGGAATCTTTATAGCATCCTTGTTTTTCTTTTCTAATGTAAGNCCTTCGGTTACAACACTAAACAATCTTTCAAAGTCAAAATNTTTCTTTACATCATCAAAGCATAGTANCTGAGTGTCAGCACTTACTAATTGATAAGCAAAACTTTTCTCAAAATTAAAAGACTTACCATCAATAGTAACGAGCTTCTTCATTTGTGATAGTGCATTCATAAACAAACCCTTACCTGTTCCACCCTCTGGATTCTCTGATATTACCTCATCATTTAATATTATTGCAGGACAATAAGATAAATTCTTATAAGCATGAAGCATATAACCAATTGTACTACGCATTGATAATATTGTTTGCTTGTTTCCTCCTGATATGTTATTTATAAATGTTTTGTAGTCGCAATCAAACGAATCACATAAGTCAAAGTCACGATCAATAACCTGGTCTTTCCAAACATAACCACCCAAGTCAAGATAATCAATAGTTGTTTTCTTGTCCTTTGTAACTTTTACTGCACAATTTCTATAGTATAAGTACGCACTATCTTTATCATCTTCTATAAAGTATACATCTACTGTACCTAGTAATGATAAGAACTCTTCCCTAAAGAATCTAGTCTTATCAGCAAAGTAATTATATACAGACATATCATCAAGGTCCTCAAGATATCCTAAGATAAAATCTTTTATCTCCTCCTCATTAGTATGGTCAATAAGATTGTTTGTTACTCTAACAAATATAAAATGTTTACTACCCTCTGGACAGAACTTATAAAACCCATGGTCTTCTAAGAACTGTCTAAATAAGTAATGTATTATTGTTATAACCCCTTTGTCATTTTTATTCCAAAATCTTTTCTCGCTCTCATCTTCTTCAATGGAAGTAATAACAGAATCAATTACAGCGTCTTCAATTTGGGTTTCAGATAACTGAAGACGAATCTCTTTTTTTGACACACCTCTTTTAAGTTTCATTCTAACCTGATTTACCTTGTCTTCATCTTCATAATACTTTGAACCAAAGTTTTGTTTTTGTGAGTAGGCTGAATTAATAGTGGTCTTTATCTCACTAATTTTAAAGTCACTGCTTTCAAACTGAGACATAATATATTCTGCCAATGACTTGCTTACTCCATAGTCATTGAATGCTGCTGCCAATATGTATATGTTATTGTTTCTTTCTCCATCAATAATCCCATACTTCTTAGTCCACCACTTCATAAGAATATCTACTATCTTATTCTCATCAGTAACAGGTATAGTTGGTCTAGAAGAATATTTATCTACAACCTTATACTCTTGTTCTTCTATCTTATCCCACAAAAAAGAATTCTTATTTATATATATCAATGGATCGTATGATTCATAACATACTCTTGATACATTCTTACTAGTCTTATCAAAGTAGCTTGAATTAAAATACTTTTCTAATGACATAAAGTAATTCTTATGATTGTTTGGTTCTTTAGGTATCTTAACTAAAGCCTTAAGTCCGTTTCCACTTGGAGATATAAATACTGAATATGTGTATCTATCTTTTGATAGTCGTTCTTTTTCAGACATCATATCTTTCTTGGTTTTATAACCATCAAAGTCCAGGCATATAAACCCACTGTGTACAGTTATACTATCATCTGCTCTCTTGTTAAACATTCCTGAGAAACAAATAGCAGGTAGGCTTTTCTTTAAACCCTGCCTAATCTCTTTGTCTTTCTCAGAACGTATTTGCTTTATAAGCTCTTTAGATGTTCCATCTTTTATTCTATCTAATATTGATTGTATATCTCTAAAGAATGGAGTAGATGTATCTTTTATATTTCTAAATATAGTAACTTGATTTTCATCCATGTCGATTTTATTTGTATATATATACTTTATATAATTATAATTAATTTAATTTTAGTTTGCCATATCTAAGGAAAATAATTGACATTTTCGACATAGATAAGGTAAAAGAAAAGGGGTTTTTACACCCCTAATCTGACCAACACAAACTTTTAAAATGGTAAATCAGCTTGTTTTTCAGCCTGAACTTTAGTTACTTCTTCCTTTTTCTTAGGAACAAAAGTGTCAAGTTCAATGTATGGCTTTCCTCCCTTGCTGTTTAGCACGTTGAGGTTTACCCATCCATTCTTTTGATTGTTAGTTAAAAACGTAATAGCATCTTCAACCTTTACGCTGATGTTACCAATTACGAACTCTGGTGCGTTCTCTCTTCTCTTGAAAAGAAATCCGTCTGCAAATACTTTGTCTTGTGACATAATAATAGTATTAATGTTGAGCGATGAGTTGGAGCATCGCATCTGACTCCTTTACTTTAAAACTGTTCGTACTCAATGTACTGTGTGATGTCCTCTGCTGAATCTTCTGCAAAGAATTTATTATATACTTCAATAGCTTTTAAAACCTTATCTCTACCCCTTAATATTGTTTCAGGAGAAGGCTTTGCTATCTTTAACTTAAGAGTTGTCTTATCTATTATATAAAACTCTACAGGCTTACCAAACAACTGTTCGTAAACGTAGGCTTGACTATCATAATTATAATCATTGGCACTCCATTTAAACTTGTCAACATTACCAGTTGTCTTTATATCTATAACTCTTGTCTGAGTAATTATATCAGCTTTTCCTTTCCAATCTACACCAAACATATTAGTTACAGCAGGTTTCTCATATACATTTCCTTCTGCATATATATCTGTATACATTACAAAGTTTGACTTCATAGCATCAACCCAAGTGTTGATCTTTTCTACTTCTTTTGTAAGCAAGACATCATAAGGATGAAGGTCATTGTCTTTTATATACTCTTTAAAACCTTTGGTTGCTCTACTAGATACATCCATTACAGAGTATTCTTTCAGCTTATGTGGCTCTAACATAGCTGTATGAAAATACCCACCCTCTATTAGGGCTAGGCTTTTCTCTTTCTTTCTAAAATTTCTAGGGTTTTTTAGTAAGCTATAAATATCTGAGTTAGATAAGTATTGCTGACCAACTTTACCATAGTAATTACTATCGTCTTTGAGTTGTTCAATTATATTATTTTGCATACGTAGAAAGTTCTTTTTTAATTGCAGCAGTCAATGTAAACTTCTGCTCTACTTTAGATATGGTAGATGCAAATGTTTCATTCTTGTTAGCCTTTACAAAGTTAACTACATCATTCCACTTATCGTGTGTCTTTTTTAGTGTAGTCTTTTTAACTGAAGCAGATACTTTTCTAGGAGCAGTCTCACTTATATCAGCAAGGTCTTCACCTGCCCATAAAGATAACCCTAATCCATGCATAGCAATAGCTTTAACTGTACTACGCTGTATAGTTTTATTTACTGCAAATGAAGTAATCTTATCAATAGATAATGATTGGTTGTTGTGGCCCATAATAGGCAGATAATCTATATGCTCTGTACCACCTATAGTAATACCTACTTTTACATAAGCAGTAGATCCATCACTAAAGTAATTAAGACCTGTGTGTTCTGATTCATATACAGTCCTGTTTGAATCAGGGTACTTGTCTTTTACTATAGCCCAGGCGTATGCCCAAGATAAGTAATCAAACCTTCCTTTCTTTTCTACTTTGTCCTTTACATTGATTGATGTAAGTTCCTTAAATGTTGATTTTGTGTTTCCCATTTTAATTTAATTTAGATATTTGTGTGTATTTATTAATTAGATTTTCTCTTTTTATTTTTAAAGAATCATAGTGCTTTTTATTATTCCTTGTATTGATTTCATTCTTTATCTTTTTATTTAAGATTGAAATCTTGTCCTTGTAGTTTCCCATTTTTGTAAGGTGAACTCCTTTTATAAAACCGTTATCATACAGAAACTGATATTCATCTTCAGTTAATTCTTTGTATGCATATCTTTGTATTCCTGCATTGTATATTTTAATATTATTATTTACATTACAAATCTTAATACCCTTATAAATATATGATAACTCTGTCTTATAACTTAAGTTAGTGCATTTTCTACTGGTAGATGCTTCATCCCATAAATCTTTGAGACTATGCATTGTTAATTGCATCTTTTATAAAAGACTTAACATCAGAATCAGGTGAAGATTGTATCTTTTCTATCCCATATTCTACACCTTGTCTAGCTATATTGTAGCCATTATCAGCCATAAGATCTACTATCTGAACTATAGTCATAGGTCTTTGGTAGCATACAGCATACAATAAAAATCTTGCTGTAGAATATTTTGATGACCTGTCTTTTTTAAATAATAAGTCTCTTGATACACCTGTTTCTGAACAGATATAATCAACGTATCGATTAAATATTCCTCTCTTCATTGGATTTAGTTTTATTTAAGTTAAATTTATCTTCTTCACCGAATATTTGTGAAAATGTTACAAATATTTCGTTAAGTATTAGTCGCTGTTTATTAGCGTGGTATTGAGACGACTGGTATGTGTCGTCTAAAAATTCTCTTAAAGTTTCTGATTGTTGTTCACGCTCTCGGTTGAACATTTCTCTTGATTTTCCCATGATAATTAAATTAGATTGTGTTTTGCAAATATAATATTTATTTATTTATTATGCAACTTTTATTTGTTTTAATATGTGTTCTATTACTTTAACTGTCCATCCATTTCCTAACATCTTATATCTTTGTGCATTAGATACACCTTCGGTATAGTTATCAGGAACTGTTTGCAGTCTCTCGCATTCAATTGGAGTTAATTTTCTCCAATTATATTTCTCATTTATGATACCTTGATTTGGTGAAATTGTAGTAACGCAATGAGCTTTGTCTTTTATTAGTCTACCTCTTCTAGTATTACTATTAGGAAATGAAAGATCTAATCCCTCTCCAATACCTGCAGCGGCATAACCTTTCTTTGTTGCTTCAGGAAAGCAAACCTTATCGTCTATTCTAATCATACTTCGTTGGCTTCTTTCTATACTGTTCCACCATACAGCTCCATCATATCTTGCTGTAAGACAATACGCTTTACCTTTATTAGTAACCATCCTCTCATCAACTACTGAACTTTCAAGCTCTCCTTCTGTTTGAATAATATCGCTTAGCTTTACCCCTAGGTCTATAGGGGCAAATATATAAGGTATATTAGTCCAATAGTATCTCTTCCTGGTTTGTGCAGATACAAGTGCTGAGTCTATGTATATTGGCTCAACTCCTAAGAACTCTGATATAGTATCTCTGTGTTCTTTTGTCATCTTTACATTCTCCAACAAGAAATACTTTGGCTTACATTCTTTAACTAACCTCACAAACTCAAAAAACAATTTGCTTCTAGGGTCTTCAAAGTTTAAGTTTTTACCTGCTTTACTAAATCCTTGACATGGGCTACCACCCATGATAAGATCTATTCGTCTAGATTTTGGTATGTCCTGTATATATTCAGAACTTTTCTCTCTTACCAAACACTTTCTGTAATCAGAATAACTTAGCTTGGTTACATCCCCAACATGAATCATGTCAGGGAAGTTTTTCTTTGCTATTTTTATAGCATACTTGTCAATCTCTGATGCGTAGTAGTTGTCTACTTTTACACCAAGATTCTTGAGGGCTATCTGTCCACAGGACATGCCATCGAATAATGATAGTACATTCATCTTATTATTTATTGATTAATTTTTTCAAGCTCTTCGATTGCTTCTTCGTATGTATCAAAGAATTGTTCGTCACCTGTATCGTAATCAGTCACAAGATAATCAACTGACTGGTTAAAGCAAGAACAAATTGAAACTCCGTTTTCTAAAGCTATATAAACATAGCCTGAACTAGTATTGAAGCCTGTCCCTCCATATATTATGTATTTGTCACTTGAAGGAATGTTTTCGTATGCGTCAATTACTTTGTGCATTGAGGCAATATCTGAACTGCCCATTTCGTCTAAATTAAAATTGATTGTGTTTTCCATTTATTTATTTATTTATATTTAACATGCGGCCCATCCAATGAATACATAGTGCGTATCTGTCTCATAATACACGCACTCTCTCTTGTCTACTCTGTCTAATGCTTCGTCATAAGCATCGTCATCTTTAGGCTCGGATATCTTACCCTCTAATGAACAGGTGGCAATAGTACCACTGTACGGATCGTGTCCGTACTCGTACTGTGCATCTTCTCTTAGTTCTTGATACGCATCTCTTGCTGATTTGTATTGCTTCTTACTCGCTGTGTAATGAATGTTTGTTGCTCCCATAATTTAATTGTGTTTATTGATTAATGATTCTATGAATTCTTCTGATGCGTTTGCACTACAGTTATCTAGCCTCTCTTGATGTATGCTGTCATCAATTATTAGCTTTAGTTTCTTAATGTTTTTTTGCAAGGCTTCAATCCTAGCTTCGTACATATCCACTAAGTGTCCTGTACTTTCTTCACTTAAATTTAGTTTTACCATTTTTATTTATTATAAGTTACCTCAAAAGAGGGGCGTCTTTCCGTCCTGTCAGTCTTGTTGTAATTTGTGCATGTTAAACCCAATTAAAAAGGTGTGAGTCACACTTTAACTGTTAAGCATTACAACGGCCTACATTAGCGACAACTAAGGATTCAAAAAAAGACTCACTTCATTTTTTTAAAATGATGAGTGTGAACACCATCACCTAAAGCTCTGCTGAAAATTGACATTCTCCGTTTTCTTTTACATGGTCTAGTATTTTCTTGCCTAAACAATAGTCAGCATAGTTGCTCATCTGTTCACTTGTGATACCTGCGTCTTTTTGTTCTTGTGTACTCCAAGTATCTCTGTCTTTAAAGAACTCATTGACTACCTCCCAGTCTTTCTTTAGTAAATCCAACTGCTCTTTTATTGTAGGCAGGTGGTCTTCATCAAAGTAATAGTCTAAATAATTGTTGTAACCAGCGGATCCAAATCTATCTGCTGCGTCACTTGATTGTACTGCAAACATAAACTTGCCGCTTATGTCTCCATCATAATATCTTCCCATAATTTCTATTTATTTATATTAGTTAAACTTATTTTCTTGTGCATACTCCCATACTTGTTCATACACTTTGTCCTCATATACAAAATCCCAAAAGAAATCTGTAATGTCAATTCCATTTAGCTCCACTAACTGAATCTCCATATCCTCTACAGGGGGGTCTTCGTAAGTCCCACTTGTGTAGTAATACATATACTCTACTAGTAGTGTATAGGTATCTGTCTTTAATTCGTAAAATCCTTTTTTAGATATACTCATAGTTTATAATTTATTAAGTTAATAAAAGTCGTAATATATTTCCATTACTTTGTCTCTCTCCTCTTGAGTAAGTTCAGTTCCTTCCTTACCATATAGGTTGAAAGAAATCTTTAAAATTGTTGTACTTGTGTCTGCCATAGTTTAAAAATTAAATTGATTAATAATATGTTCATCGTCTATAATATTACCGTAACATATATCACAGTAATGGTCGTTGTAATCTAATACAGGCTCAGGGTTGGCACATTGGCACTCGTAATATTCACTGCCACCCAACAAAGGATTGTCATAAAATCCATACACCTCTTGAGTAAATGTCTTGTGATGCTCTCCCTCATCTTTTACAGTATCATTGAAGTATATATAAGGAGTAAGTACAGTACACATATCTTCTAATATAACCTCTGCCTGTCGTCTCTCATACCAAGTAGGGTGTCCCTCTAGCCTGTCAATACTTGGTAGGCACGTCTTCCTGTCCACTAAGAATAGTTCAATATCTATGTGGTGTCCTACACCTGGTTTGTCAAGTACATAAGGTATACCTTGTATCAACATAGGGTATTTCTCTACAGTGTTTGCCTTGCCTACATATATAGAGTCTGCTAGGTGGTAGTCGTAATTACTACCATACCTCTTGAGTGTGCCATACACACCAATCAATACCTTGTCAAGTACATTTGTTTTACTATACCAAATGTCATTTACTTTAGTCCAATCAGACTTGTTGTATAGTGTATACTTCTTAGTCTTTAGGTTGGCAGTAACAAACCTTGAGTCATTCATCTCCAACACTTCTCTCCATCTATTGGGTGGTACGTCTGAAAGTATCTCGGCTAAGTGCTGAGTGTCTGTCTTTTTCTTGTTACCTAGTCCGTATACTGTACCATTTTGAAACAGTATGTTGTCCTTGTTGATGTCGAATGGGTGACAGTTAGCCTTGCTGACCTCACCGATCGTAGCATACCTAAAGTGTGCAATGTATGGTCGGTTAGTTTTGAGTATCATATAGTCTGTGCTATCGTGATAGGTCACGTTCCACTTGTCTAGCCACAATACGCCTAGTCCATCTGGGTTCTTGACTGATGATGCAATTAGTGTCTCAGTCTTAATTTGTTTCTTGTTGTCTTTAATAATAATTATACACATTGTTATTCTTCGTTAGTGTGGTTAATAAATTCATTTATATTTGATGATGTCTCTTCTACAATTAAGTACCTTCTAAAGTGATGTGCTAATTCAAATATAGCATCTACTTTTTGGTCATTACCATTGTACATCTTCTTGATAATGTGACGTATGTTTGAAAGAAATACTTCGAAATGTACCCTGCGTTCAAATGAGTGGTGCATAATCTTGTACATCAAATCATAACGTAACTTTAATTGTTTTACATTGGCCACTGCCGATGGTATCCTAAGCTCAACCTTACAACCCTTGACGTGAACAGGTGCATACTTGACATTGTTATCTTTCTTTATGCCCTTGTTACTACAGCAATAGCTACGTTTCAATCGGTATCGGTATAGTGCATACAGTATGGCTAACTTCTCCCTCATTTTGTCTACCAACTCATAGCCATCTGTCATACCATTTACAGATACAGTAATGTGACCACCACAAGTAATATCTTTAGGGCTGTTAATTACCTTCGATGCCTCGTCCATCATATCGAATACCTTAAGTCGTGCCTTACTTCTAGGAGAGCCTAAAGGTAGTATGTGAGTCACTGCCTCAACACCACAAGAACTATCGGTCTCGAATCCTGCAAACAAATCATACCAACCTACTTGGTCACCTTCGTCAGCAGCATCTCCATTTTCTGTATGGAATACGTTTTTCTCTACCTCAAAGCCAATGTTAAACTGCGTACTGTGGCAATGATATGGACTGTTAAGGTTTTCTACATAGTCTTTACACGTATGATAGTTTCCAATTTCATTACGTTCATATTCTGAACCTGGCATGTTGTCGGTGTCATAATAATATTGATCATCTGCATCGCAGTAATTCGCATCATCTTCTTGAACATAGCTATCTATGTCAATACAGTATGTGTATGGTCACAATGTAACCAATGGTCTGATGCTCTTCCTCTTTCAATCCAATAGTAATCGGACTCACAGAAATTTTCTTCGTGTCCGTACTCGCCACAATAACTTTCTGAAAAGTCATCATCAGTTGAATAAAACTGTTGTGAAACAGCACAATAATAAACATCATCTTTAGGGTGATATCTATCATCATCTACTGTATGCTCATAGTTCTCATCTCTGAACTCTATCGTTACCACGTCGCCATCAACATCGTCTATATCATATACACGATAAGCTTCGTCACTTGGTATGTGTCTATCCATTACCTTAGACCATACCATTTCTTTTAATTGTGTTTCCATTTTTTAAATAGTATAAATTATATTATAGTTATCCTTACCAGGAATGTCTTCGTACAAGGCTGCGCCTCCATCGTTACCTTCGTCGTCACTCTGTAATATTATGTAACTCTCATCAGTAAACATAATAATGAGTGGTCTTTTGTACCAACCAAACTGATCGGCTTCTTCTCTTGTCATATACCTACAAGAGTCTATCTTCTTTCCTTTTAATAGCTTGTCAAACTCTGCTGAATGTGTTTCGTCTTTTGTTCTCATAATTTAATTGTTATGTTTTTTAATAAATTCTACTACTGCTTTGTAGGTAGCTTCAAGTCTTGAGCTTGCTGTCACATCAATAAAAATATAATAGTTCTCTATATCTTCTACAAAGGCACGATTATATTCTATTTTAAATAAAGTGTTCTCATCTGATACTTCATCTATTTTCTCAACCACAGGCATCAGCCAGTCCCAAGAGGTGTGGTAGCACACTCCTTTGTTACCTGTTTTAATGTAATCATATCCATTTTCTTTTGAATACACTCCCATAAATTCTGCTATAATTATATTGTCATTAATAATTAAATTATTTGCTCCCATAATTATTTATTTATTTAAAGTTTAGGTGTTCTTTGTCTATTACGTAGATGTACTCACTCCAATCTAACACTATCCCCTCTTTGCTGATAGACTTGCATAGGTAATACTTAGGTTCTTTAAGTCTTATATCTTTACGTTCTCCTGAATCTGTGTCTTGTGAGGTAAACAATGCTCCCTTCACTTTAATAACAAACACTGTGTCTCCCTCTTCTATGTGTCCGAACTTACTGTCGTTTATAGTTGCTTCTAATAAAAATCTGTGTTTCATAATTAGTTTTTAATATTTTGACAGAATCTCTCTGTCGGTTTCTAATTGTTTTTTGCTCAATACGTTCATCATTGGTGACGTAGTTACTTGACCTAAGTTTTCCGTAAAAAAAGTATCGTGGTCAAAAAACTGATTTTCATTTGTTTCGTCAATACATCTTATTGATGTGACATTGCGTGAAAGAAAGTCATCTCTTTCGATTACATCAAGTACCTTTCTGATGTCATCTGTATTTTGTATTCCATGCTGCACCGGTATCATAACATCTAATATAAATCTTGCCATTTTCTAGTTTTTAATTGCCCAAGATGCTCCTGCACCTAAGTCGGTTAATACTCTCTTTGTTCGAGTCCACCAAGTACACTGGTCCTCTCTGTCTTTGTACTCTTGCTCTGTGTATACGTGAACCTTTCCGTTCTCTGTTATACAATGTAATCCGTTTACTACTACGTGTTTGCGTTCCATATCTTATGGGTTTAAATTAATAATATTCTTATGAAAATTATGAGTGTGAACACCACTCCCTAAAGCTCTTGTAAACAATTTAATTCGTTCATCTCTCGCTTTATTGCGTTCTCTAATCTTCTTCTCTTGTAGATTTCTTTTGCTTCAGTCCAGGTGCATTGGATCTCGTGCATTATGTCTGTGATAACTTCTCCAAACATTTTCTCTTTTCTCTTTTCTCTTGCAGAGATTAACGCACCAAGCTCTCCCACTTTTATGCGTATTCTTTTACGTTTTCCCATTTGTTTACTTTTTAATAAATTCTTTTACTATTGTTACTATACAAAATAATAGTAATAACACTATCATTCCTGTGATAGTGTAGTCTGTAAATTGTGTTATTGACATCTTTTGTTTATTTGTTTTTATTTGATTTTTTTCTTATTCTGTCGTAATGTGCTTGTAGTTCAGCCGTTGATTTGTAAGTTGCTGTTCTCTTTAGTGCAATTCCGAATTCTGAATTCCAATTTAATTTGTCTGTTGCTTCCATAAGCTTTAATTTAATTTGATTAATAATTCGTAAAGGAGGAGGGATTCGAACCCTCTCTCCTCTCTTCTGGTTTTTATCTTTTCAGTCATTCTCAGATAGTCAAACCATACCCATAGACTTTCTAACCTTGTGCATTTGTTTCTTCCCATTTTCTGCTTTCTCGTTAGATACATTTTCTTTTTTAGCATACATCTGCAAACTATACGATATAAAACAGGATTTAAAAATGTGGAAATTCCCTCGTATATTTGTTCGCAAATGTGCGTAGCTTGTCCCTTAAGACCGAAATCTCTACGCTAATAAGCCCACTATTGGTATTATATAAAATAATAGTACCAACTTGTCAAGGAGCAAACGTATTGTCAGTACGCACCTCGCCTATTGAGTTTTTATTTTAAGTGGTTTAGAATTGAAATATTATAAGATAATACGTGTTTATCTTTGCCCTACAATTATACTATGTTTGTTCGTTCGCTTCTGATGTCGTAGCAATTTGCGTACGCAGTGGATCGGCTGTAATATAATACAGCACGTTATACCTTTGAAGGGGTTTCAATATTTCAAAATGTCAAGGAACAAAACCTATTGGAATTAAAATGAGACATTGCTACAAATTAATTTTTATCCGTTGCGCCATACGGTCGCTATTATAGGTATTGAAATTTTAGTTTAAAGCCTTTGCACCAACGTCACGGTATTTCAATAAGCAAAGGTAAAGCAGTTTTAAAACTTGCTTTAGGTTTACGCAATTATTTTGCGCTTTCAACTTTTGCAAGTCGGCCGACTGTTTGCAACAATAACCAATAGCTAAATTTTATTTTAGGTTCACCTTTTATAAACTTTGCGCCTTTGCTTTTATCGGTATTCGCATTCTTAAATAATTCCCTTTCACTCGCAAGACTTACTATATTACGAATATTAGTAACTTTGCCAAAAGTGACATTTGTACCTTTGTTAGTGTTATAGTGGTTTATATATTCGTTTAACCCACTTTCGCCTTTGCCCTTTGCATAACGGACTAAACCACTCATAGAAAAAGTTTCTTTTTTCCATTCGTTGTTTAATGCGCTTTTTAAAATTACGGACTTACTT